CTACAGGTAACAAGTGGGCATTAACATACGATGCAGATTTAGTTCCAATCGTACGTTTAGTTGTTAACTCACCTCTTGATACATCTAATATTGCTTAATATTATTTGATTAGCGGTTATAAACCTCATCAATTATTGGTGGGGTTTTTTCTTTACGCTACAATAAAACTAAATTACTTTATAGATCGTGGCAGCAACTATAGACGCAACAATAAAAGGAGCTAATGCTAATAGTTATGTCACATTAGCTGAAGCAGACGCATACTTTGAAACTGTCCCAAGCTCTACACAATGGGATAATAAAGCTGACGATAAAAAGAATAGAGCATTAATATCAGCGACTAGATGGATTGATAGTTTTGTTTATTACGGAGATAGATGCGATGATGGACAGGCATTAAAATTTCCTAGAAATAACTATCAAGTGGACGGTGTTGAACTAGCTTGTTCTTCTATTCCACAAAATATTAAATATGCACAATTTGAATTAGCTAGAGCATTAGCCAATGATACTGAAGCTATTACTGGAACAACTGGTAAAGATGGAAACTTTAGTGAAGTAAAACTAGGAGATATACAAGTTAAATATAATACTGAGAGTCAGGGAACTGGATCTGTTAATAATATTTTAGATGTCTACCCGTGGTTACAAAGTTATCTTGGAGCATATATGCTAGGTGGAGCAGGTAGTTTTCAAATGAGGGTAGTTAGAGGATAATGGCAGGTCAACTAGATTCATTATTAGCCAATGTAGCTAAACAGGTAGTAAGTGATTTAGGTAAATCCCTAGACACATCGATCATTTACACACGAAAGACTTCTGCTTCTTACAACACATCTACAGGAGCAGTAACAACAACTGATACTACTTATAACATAGATGTACCCATAGAATTTGTACAATCTACCGAGGAATCTGGTTTTCAGGAAAATGTAGCTCGTATATACATAACCCCCGACCTGATAGGAGATAGCCAACCACTATTATCAGACGAAATAACTCTTACATTTTCTGGATCGACCAGAGTTGCAAAGATTACAGATGTAAGAACTTTGCGTGGTGGTCAAGAGTACTTATTCAGAGTTGACGTTATCTTCTAATGACTTTAGTAAACGCAAGAGCAGCATTTGAAACAGCAATTAAAAGTGCAGTAACAACTGCTGACAACACGGTAACAGTTGTGTTCGATAATATGCCCTTTACAACTCCAGGTAAAACTAAAAAATATGTAATGGTGAACTTAGATTTTACACAGTCAACAACACAACCCCAGGGAGAAGCCAAAACCTATTATGCAGGAACTATAAGATGTGCAGTAATGACACCTTCAAATAAAGGAAGTGCTGTAGCTGCTGCTATATCGGAATCCGTAATAGATGGACTAATTTCCGTAAACGCCTCAAATTACACCGATACTTTTTCAGTATCTCCCAGAGTAAGTCAAATCAGTGGACCGACATCAGTAGTAACGGATAACCAAAGTCATTATATGAGTGCAATAAACTGTACTTTTAGTGCTAATGATTAAGGATATAAAAGAACTTACAAAAGATATAGAAAAATTTGTCATAGAGGGTAAGGCAAAGGCAGCATCAAATATTCAGTTTTCTCTCCAATATCGAAGCCCTTACTGGACAGGAACATTTAACGCTTCCTGGAAAGTACAAAAAGGTAGACCAGTAGATGCAATCAAACCCAGAAAAGAAAATCAAGGTTATCGAAGCGGTATAAGAGCCCCAGAAAAAGGTCCAATAATAAAAACTTCCCTATCCGAAGCACTATACATAGGTAATGAAACTGAGTACGCTGGTTTTGTAATCAACAGAATGAGAACTTTAAATCCTGACGATACAGTTCAGTTTTACGAAGACTTGTTCAGTATGAGCCCTAAAGCAAATACGAGTCCAATACCTAATGATCCTGAATGGTACTACTACTACATTGGTACAGAGGAGATTGAGTTTGATATAGATGACGCATTTACCAGTTTAGGCTTGGGCTATGCTGGTTTTTCTGCCGAAAACAATTACTAGTAAAGACAATAATAGCAACTTAAGTTATACTACAAGAATAGATCTTATTTTTTATGTCAACAGAAAGAGCAATCGACAAACTGAGAAAAGCGTTCAGTGTCCAAGAACGTAGTAGTTACTCTATGTTTAAAGGAGAAGAACTTATTTTAAAAATATACTGGTCGCCTCTTACAATAGCTGACAGAGATACAATAAACAGTACATTAATAGCTATGAACAAGGGTCAGGAAGAGGGAAGTTTAGACTTTGCTCTTCAGGTAATTCTTACAAAAGCTGAAGATGAATCAGGTGCAAAAATGTTTACAACGGGAGATCTACCTGCATTAAGAAGAGAGATACCAATGTCAGTATTGATAGATCTTATGACCAAAATGCAGAGTATGGGCGAGGAGGAAAGCCCTGATGCCGTAAAAAGCTAAACTAAAAGAAGACAACTTTACATATTTACAATTCTTCGTAGCCGAAAAATTAGGATATACACTCAAAGAAATGCAAGAAAAGATGTCTGTAAAAGAACTATATGGTTGGAACGCTTACTTTACTCTTAAATCTGAACGTGAAGAAGAAGCATACGAGAAAGCAAAAAGACAGGCTCAATATCGCAAAGTACGCTAAACTTCTAATATCCGTACTTTCTGCAAGAATCAGTGGCAACCGAGTATCGCGTAAATATACAACTTAATACAGAAAAGGTAAAAGCAGACCTAAAGACTATAAAAACCGAAATAGATAAATTAGGCAAAGTAAATTTAGGAACGAACCAGAAAACACAACGATCCGAAGCCAAAATAACTAAGAGTAAGCTCGCGCAGCGAGTAGCGATGGCTGAAACTAGACGAGTTGGTGATCTAGTTCAAAAAGCAGCAGATCAAGGTTTAAAAGTAGCAAGAGCTAGAGAAGCAGTAGATAAATCATCTTTATTAAACTCTAAAAAAGAATTTAAAGAGTCTAAGGCAATCTTAAAACTAGCTCTTGATGAACTGAAAATACAGAGATCAATAAGTAAAGAAAAAGCACAACAAGCAGCTTTTACAGCTAAAACTGCATCTAATAATGCAAAGGCTATGGCTGGTGGACCATTCGTTAGTACAGGAATAGCTTCATCAAGATTTGGAAGTACAAGACAAGAAGGATCTCCAAGATTTATTGGAAGCAGAATCGGAATGGTTCAAGGACCAGAGCCAGCAAGCGTAAATGTTAGGCCATCGGGACCTTTCTCTTCCTTATCACGTTTAACTGCAAATACACCTTTAGGTCTTAGTGGTGTTCAAGCTTTTCCGCAAACAAAAGAGTTGGGTATGTTCGGTCCAAAGTCACCCTTTATTGGGCAGACTACGGGTTTTGGTCGCTCAAGTTTGCGAGGTAACAGATTTCAATTTGGTTCTCAGGCACAAATAGAATTTTCTGGAAAAGGAATGGGCCGTTCGCCTATAGGTGGTAGATCAGATTTAGTTGGTTCCCTACCAAACTTAAATCGTGTAGCTAGAGATAATGCAATGCCCGTAAAGGGTTTTGAGTTTATGCCTGGAACTCCTGCATACTTTGAAAAGTTTAATAAGGATGTTACAAGAATAGCTAAGTCTAAAGGTAATGTTTTACCTGTAAGCGGTATGAAGCATTTAGTAGGCTCTCCAGCATATTTTAAAGATCAAGCTAAACAACTTAAAAAGTTACAAGGTGGTCCTGTAAAACTTTCAGGACTTAGCGGATCAACATTCGGTCCACAACAACCAATGCAAGGACCAGCTTTCCCTACGGGAGCAGCCCAGCCACTTAATATTGATAAAAGAGGAAATCTGTTACCTGGTCCATTAGGAAGTAGACAGAGAGGAGCAGGATTAATGAGGGCTCTATCTAGGAATAGAGGTCCAGCATTACAGAGTGCTGCGATAAGTGGTGCGTTTCCTCTATTATTTGGTCAAGGTCCATTAGCTGCTGCTGGTGGTGCAATCGGTGGTGGACTCGGTGGTGCATTTGGTGGTCAGATGGGCGGTTTTGCAGGAGGTCTAATTGGAACGGCTGTAGTATCTGGCATACAAGGATTTACTAACAGCATTAAGGATCTGGGCACTGCTCTAAGTCCTCTTACTTCTGATGTTAATGCTGTAGTATCTGCTTTAGGAGTGACTGGAACAACTTTCGGAAATCAATTACAGATATATACAAAGGTAGCGAGTAAGACTGATGCCTTGAACGAAGCTACTAGGCAGATGTCTCGTCTTATAGGAGATGATGGTGTTGCAGCTATAACTGAATTTGGTGAATCCTCAAACGCACTGAAGAATGATTTTGACAGAGCTATGTTGGGGATGCAAGCTGCTGTAGCCAGGGTTGCTCTGTTTATAGGCAATAGATTCAAGATATTTGACAAAGAAGGTACAAGAGGATTATCTGACAGAGCAAGAACGACAATGGTAGGTGGAAAAGATAAAGTAATGCAAGAAATAAGTGCTAAAAGAAAAGCAATTATAAGTGCTCCATTTGATAGTGAAAAAGGTGTAACAGTTGACGGTACTACTTTTAAAAATAAAACTGAAGCCTTAGATTTTTTAAGAGTTCAAAGAAATGAAAGGCAAAAGATATTAGACTTACAAAATGCTGGTCTAATCACACAAAAGACTGTTAAGGATATTTCAAAAAACCAATTAGAAAGTTTAACGGAAGAAAGTCTTGTTTTACAAGATACTTTAAATGGTGGAGAAGTTAAAGCTGAAATAGAAGCAAGAATTAGAGCATTAAAAAAAGAAGTTCTTGGGGATGAGGAAAAATTAACTGCGATTCAGATAACCCAGATAGAAAAACAGAGAAAAATAATAACAAAGACAGTAACAAACAATCATAAACTAAAAGAAACTGTTGATATAGCAAATCAGGTAGCAGATGCGTTTGATAAGTTAAAAGACACAATAGCTATAGATATTGGTGACGGGATAAAAGGTTTGATAAGAGGAACTCAGACTTTAAATGATGTATTACGAAATGTAGTCGATAAATTAGCCGATGCAGCATTAAATATGGCAATATTTGGAAACGTAGGCGGTGGATCTGTAACAGGAGGTATTTTGGGTTCAATATTTAAAGCAGAAGGTGGGCCAGTAAAACGAGGTGGTAGTTTTATTGTTGGAGAACGTGGTCCAGAACTATTTACTCCAGGTGTTTCTGGGATGATTACACCAAACCATGCACTCGGAGGATCAACAAACGTAGTAGTAAACGTAGATGCTTCTGGTTCTTCTGTTGAAGGAAATGAACAGGATAGTAGAGAGTTGGGTCGCTTAATATCAGTTGCGGTACAATCTGAATTAGTTAAGCAGAAAAGACCCGGAGGCATACTTGCATAATGGCTACGTTTCCCTCAATAACACCTAGATACGGACAGCAGAAAAGATCCGCACCAAAAACTAGAACTGTTACTTTCGCTGATGGTTATGAACACAGAATATTATTTGGATTAGCAGAACATCAAAATCCAAAAGTTTATAGCTTTACATTTGAAGTCTCAGAAACAGATGCAGATACTATAGAAACCTTTCTCGATGCTCGTGCAAATGATAGTGATAGCTTTGATTTTACCCCTCCTGGAGAATCTGCTGCTGGTAAGTATGTTTGTGAAACTTGGTCAAAATCCATACCATATAACAATAGAGCAACGATTCAGACAACATTTAGAGAAGTATTTGAACCATGAGTACAGCCCCAATAATTACTGACTTACAGAAAGCAAATCCTTCTGCAATTATAGAACTTTTCACTCTTGAAACTGATGCCACTCTACATGGATCGACAACAACCTACCGCTTTCACAATGGCACAAACCTGAACGCAAACGGAGATATTGTCTGGGCTGGCAATCAATATTTAAAAATGCCGATAACTGCTGAAGGTTTTGCATTTACAAAAGGACAGTTACCTCGCCCAACCCTCACAGTAAGTAACGCACTCGGAACTATCACAGCAATTCTGCTGAACGTGAACCAAGTAACAACAGGTAATGATCTAACAGGAGCTACTGTAACTAGAATCAGAACTTTGGCACGTTACATTGATGCTGTTAACTTTCCTGTAACCACAACCACTACTACGACTACAGAAACGATTGCTGATCCTGCTGATGCTGAAACTGTGACCTACACAGTAACAGTAGTAAATGTTGGAGGCGTAAATATTTTTGCACTTAATGGCAGTAACAATCCTGTTATTACTATGAAACGTGGATCAACTTACATTTTTGATCAGTCTGATAGTTCTAATTCTGGTCATCCATTAAGAATTAAACAAAATTCTGGTGCTAGTTATTCAACAGGTGTAACTGTAGCTGGAACTCAAGGTTCTGCTGGTAGTTCTGTAACTTTCCAACCA